AATCTACGAATTGATCTGTTGAAGCACCTATTAACACGTCCATTGCGACTATGACCGTACCATCATTATAAGCAATTAATTGATCTGATAATGTTACAGATGCTGGTGCAAGTACGCTATAAGGATTTGGTAAATTAGTAGTTGGTACAGTATCTACTACAACTTTTGAAGCCCACGTATAGTGTGAATCTTGATGCTCTACTAAAGATAATCCTACTGAATAATCAGAGTTAAATGTAATACCTAATACTCTAAAAGGCTTTGCAGAAAAACCTAAACTTGAATACGTTACATTAACTATATCTCCGATAGCTAATTCATAACCTTTAAAACTTACGTTAATATTTAAAGTTAATGCATCTCTTGATCTTCTTAATATAATTTCAGCCATTTCTTCGGCTTGATATTTGCTTGTCAATGTTGGGAATGTAAATCTTCCTTCTAATAAAACACCACCATCACTTGCTTTCATAGTAGCGTGTTGATCTCCACTATCTAATCCACTATCATCTATCGGTGGGAATTGAACTTCATCTACTTGCCAATTTCTATCAGGGTTAATATAAGATGCTATAACTCTATTATACTTTGAATTTTTATCTGGTATTGATAAATCATATCCACCTACAATATCATCTTCATTTAACGTAACTGTAGCAGTTCCAGTTGCTTCAATAATTAAACTATACTTACCAGCAGTATAAGGCATATAACCTCTACAACCTTTTATTAAATCTCTAACATTATCAATAATACTTCTTGATGTATCTACTGCTGTATTGCAATCAAATATATTTATATCACTTCCAGAACCAGAGTAAGGTGTTACTTGTGTTACACAAATTAATGAAGAATCATAAAAAGATTGTAAGTCAATTTCAGAAGTAGTTAATCCTTTACCGTATCTTGCATTAGTTAAATAATCTAATAAACACCATGAAGGATTTGTAGAGTAAGAAGCTGTCTGTGCAACTAAAGAACTATTATAAGTTACTACTTTTCTACCTTTAATTTTAGCTTGTACTTTTGGTATTATTCCCCATACATCTTTATTGTATTTGAATCTTAAAGCTAAATAAGAAACACCAGATAGTTTATGGTTTGAAGTCCAGTTAGTTAATGTTGATAATAAAGAAGATGCTGATTGTCCATCTGTACCAAAATGAGGTTCTACTGTTATTAAACTTGTTGAATCTTTATAGAAATTTGCGTCACCACTACCTACATTTATTTGAGTATTATCTGCTATCGAAGCGTCCCATGTTACAACTTTATCATTAATAAGTATTTGTTCTATAGAATTAATTTCACCTTCACCCATAGCTATAGCCATATACATATAAGTATTATCAGTTCCAGAAGTTTCTAAGAATACTCTAGTACCACCAACTAATCTTTCTCCATAAATTATTGGTAAATTAGCATCATTAGATTGTTTATTGATTAACAAACCCTTTTCAAAGTTATCTAATTCTGTTGTTCCAAAGTCTGGAGTATCTGGAACTTTAGGTCTTAAAGCCCACGATATAAATAAAGAACCAGCTAAGGCAACCCATGGATTAATTCCACCAGATTTCATAGCAAACTTAACTACTGCTGGTATTATTTTTTTTACTATACCACCCATTATATATGAAACTCCCTTTTATACTTACTTGAAACTCTATAAATATTATTATCCTTATTTAATCTTAGCCATTGAACTTTATCGTTAAGTTTTAATACACTCATAGTATAACGATAAATCCACAACATAACTTCCTTACCTTTTCTTGATGCAACTATATCATGTACCCATAAATCAGTTCCACAGTTCCAATTGTGCATATTAATCTTGGCAGTTAATTTATAACCATCTCCTACTTCTTTATTTAAGTATGCCCAATTAACAAATCCATATATTCCATTTTTATCTTCAAATACTTTATATTGATTAAGATTTATTGATGGTTCAATATGTTTTTCTAATTCTTCTGTAGTATTATATTTATACTTATCAAATGTTTTAAATAGGTTTGTAATATCATTCATTATTCCCTACCCCATTTAATATCGTTAGTTAATTCAGAAGCAAATTCCATACCTACATCTGTACTAAAGAATCTTTTTTGTGATGTATTGTTTGTTTTTCTTCCATTCTTTTTATCAAAGTCCGCCCAATGAGAAGCAACCGACAATGTTAATGAACTAGATTTTGAATTTTCTCCAATACTAAAACTTTCTACCACTCCACTATATAAAAGAAATGGGTCTGCAATAATATCATTACTACTATCTAATAAACCTCTATAAATAGTTACTGGAACATTTGTTATATTCTCATTTAATACTACTGATATATAAGTTAGATTAGCACCAGATAATGTTAATTTTACACTAGCTTTAGTTATGTCTGATAATTCTGAAAATTCTGAGAAACCCATAAGAAAATCAGAAGCAGTATAAGTTCTTGAAGTACCACTAATAGATGAAGTTAAAGGATAAGACGAGTCTGTTAAATAAACTGGTGTACCAAAACCTATACTTATTAGATGAACTGGTCTAATATCATTTGTTGCTAACTGGTTCTTTACTGCTGTTGTTAGGGTTCTGCTCATATAGTTCAAAGGTTGTTCTTGTTATGTTCTCATAACCTTTTATCACATCAAGTACAGTTATGCCACCAATATTCTGATCTCTAAGTATAAAGAGTTCATCATCTTTTAATATACCCCATAACTTATGAGTATAAACTTCATCAAAATCATACCAAAACTTAACTAAATATTCTTGCATATATCTCTTTCTATTAATTGTTAAAGTGCTTCTTCTAAGTCCATCTGAAACTTGTATTGGAAGTTTCCATCTTTGTCAACACCTACTACACCATAATCTTGAGTATCATCAACCTGATATACTGTAAATGGAACACTATCATAAGTAATAGTTGAAGTAGTTACTGCTACTGTTAAGGGTGGTTCAATAGTTAAAGTATTAGTTGCTGAAATATCTGCTGTATCTGCTACAACCATATATACTTTATCATGACTTGCAAATTTTATAAAATCTCCTGATAGTAATGAACCAGTTCCACTTCCAGCTAAAGTAATTGTAGTTCCCCCAGCACTTCCAGAACCAGTAGGTACTCCAGCAGCAGTTCCTCTAGCATTTTTTATTTCAGGTGGCACTATTTGAAAGTTCTCTAAGCCTGATCTTTGTTTCATCATAAATCCCATTAGTTCTCCATAAACATCTGATCTTTTACCAGTTATAATTTCAATACTGAATAACCATCTTTGATTATCTATTTGTCTTTTTAATACTTTACCTGATACCGTTTTAGATATAATAGTATCTTGACTAGATCGTATGCCTAGTGATTTGAATTTTGAAGTTGCTATTGGAAAAGTTCCTGACATTATACTAAATTACCTTGTCCTCTTTCATTAACCGCATCATTAATTAATGCACTAATAGTTCCTCTACTTCTAATTAACAATTCATCAAAACCAGAAGCATCATTTGTAGTAATATTAAAATTAACAGTAGTTGAACCACCACCAGAACCACCTCTAGCTGATTGAGTAATTTGTCCTGATTGATTAGGTACAAACATTTCAGCACCATTCTCTCCAACCATATATGGAGTACCTTTAGATACCGCACCACCAGTTGCTTTAGTAGCCATTGAACCACCACTTGTACTTAAACTTCCACCGAATGCACCTAATATAGATGAAAATAGATTACCTTTAGAAGTTACAGCTTGTACTTTCTTTTCGTGTGATATCATTTTTTCAATACCTAACTGTTTAATTAATTCATAGTTTTTTAATTTTTCTAATGCTACTGAATATATTTGTCTAGCTACCATCTCAATAAAGAATGCTAATATTTTTGACGCAAGGTCTCTAGCCATTGTTTTCATAGCTTCACCTAAGTTCTCAGCATGACTTACTGATCTAGCTAACATAGTTGACATATCTGTAATAGCAGTATTAATACCTTCTTTTAGCGTGTTACTCATATCTTCAAACTTCTCTTGCATTGTTTTTAATTTATCTTTATTAAGTTGTTCAAATGTCTTGTCTATTTTTTTAGCTTCTACTTTTATAATTTTCATTCCAGCGTGAATAGCACCAAGATTGTTAACCCAAGTTTTTGATTCTTTATTAATTTTTATTGCTAAATCTTGAACCTCTTGTGCTGAAAGTTTTATTGAATTAAATTGATTTGAACCATCACCCCACATAACAGCAATTTTTTCCCATTTTTTATTTCCAGCGTCCATTATTGCATATAATCCAACAGCTACTTTTATAACTCCACCCATAGCAATAAGTAATATGCCCATAGATGCTTGTAATTCTTCGGTATTATTTTTCATAAATCGTACTGCTTTACCAGCTTTAATTATAGCTTCTGAAAATACTCCACCTAGACTTCTACTTAATTCTCTAATCTCTTGATCATTATCTTCTAAAAATTTCTTTAAATCTCCTAACTCTCTTTTCATTTCATTAAAGAATCCAGAAGCTATTTCTGTCTTAATTGTAAATAATGCATCTTTTAAATTTGACAAAGTTCCAGTTAATGTTAATGCTAGTTTAGCTGTTAGTTCTCCAAACTTACCACCAGTACCAAATGCACTTTTCATTTTAGTAATAGATTCATCAATACTTGTTACAGCACCAGCAGAGAAACCAGCCATTGCTTTAATACCTTTATCTCTAAATAAATCTGCTGCACCAATACCAGCACTAAATGTTCTTTGTATCTGCATTGCAGCTAAAGCAAAGTCACCATTTAAAAGTGTTGCGGTATTACCAGTAATTTTCATTAGTTCTTCAAATGATATTCCCATTGATTCAGCTTTTTCAGCTACAGTTGCTAGTGATGTAATACCTTGTTGAATATTTGAAAGTTCAAAGGGAGTATTCTTAGCATAATCAACAACTTGCTTTAACATGATTTTACCTTTTGCAGCAGAACCAGTTAATGCTTCTAATTGTACACCTAAGTTTTCTATTTGTAATCCAGCTTTAATTATTGATCTAATAACCATAACTGAACCCATAGCTATGAATGCTGATTGAACTGAGAATATAGATTTTTTAAGACTACCTAAAGTTCCTTGAACACCTGATAGTACTTGTTTAGAACGATCTTTTGCTGTTATGTTAATCTTTAAATTTTGAGAAGCCATTATCTACCGTGTTTTGCGTTATTTAAGTCAGAGTCCTTTTTATACTGTTTTCCCTCTTTAATCAAGAAATACAGTAAGGTATTATAATGCTCTAATGGCATATCTAAACATTGTTGGATTGTAAATTTGAATCTATCGCAAACAGCAAAAAGTG